GTCAAAATGTAATAAAATTGGAATATTTTCATCTGCTGTGTATGCTGAAGTCGGTGGAGTAAAATCTGTACCTCCATACTCGTCTACATTAGCTACACGAAGTTCATCAATATAACCTTCCCAGTTATTAGAACCGTTAAAGTCAGAGCCAATATGTATATTTGCTGCGGTTGGTGTTGCACCAAAAAGTGAACTATTTTGTTTAACACCATTAACAAAAACAGAATAAGTATTTCCAAAAGGATCACCACGAGTAACAGCAATATGCACCCAGGTATTTTCAGAAAATACATTATTAATGTTAAATAAAGTAACATTTCCACGAATAACCAATAAGTTATCCGTAGACTGACGAAGGGCTATTGTATCATTAGATGTTGAATCTCTGCTATCAAAAAAGATGCCGTCCTGAGTTCCGCTAGTTGGACGTACCCACATATCTACTGTAAATGGATCGCTTCCAAAATTGTAAGCTCCTTCTGATTCTAAATAATCTCCTGTGCCATCTAAAAGTAAACTTGCTCCACCGAATTTAGATTGAGCCGTAGATATTTGAGCATCTCCAAATCCAGTAAATACTAAAGGACTTGGAAGTGATACGCTTAAAGACTGACCAGTGAGATCTACTAGTGTATTTGCATCTAAAGTTAATGTTCCTTCTGTAGCAGTTAATTCTTGACCGGTAATATCAACATCTGCGTTTATGTTTGCTATAACTGAACCTAGATTAGCAGATAAAGCTTCACCTGTTGGAAATGCAACAACACCTGCAAAGATACCTACATCACCTTCTGTGATAGTTATATCTTGACCAGTTAAAGAAACAGTTACATCAATAATAACACCAGGAGATGTTTCTGCTATGGTAAGTTCTTGACCAGTTACTGCTACAATCGGATTTTCTGTAATTGCAGCGAATGATGATTCTGCAAAAGAATTAATTCCAAAAGCCATAGTCTAGGCTCCTGTTTTGTTTTCTTTTACTTCTTCTTGAGGTAATTCTTTTTTTAGTAATTCAGAATAATGTGTTTGCAATACTGTTAAATCATTTAATTGCATTGAAATTTGTTGTTTTTGAACAGCGATATTTTGTAATTTTTCTACACAAAGTTTTGCTTGTGGCGATAAATCATCTGTATCGTATTCTTTTTTATCAAAATTAAATTTCATATTTTATCCTTAACTTACTGTTAGTAATAAGTTTCTACCTACTTCTAACCATTTTGTTCCATTGTATCTAAATACAAATAAATCTGCTTTACCGCCTGTTGTAGATAAAGTCGGAGCTGTATCTGATGCAAATTCATATACTGCATTCCATGTTAATGTTCTTGATCCCGTTCCATCTTGAATAACAAGTAAGGATGCAAATTGACCTGTGCTTCCATTCGTTGGAGCAGCAATTGTTCTGTTTCCACCAAGTGTTACTTTAGCAACAGATTGAGTATTCATATTCCAAGATATAGTTGCACCATCTGTTAAAGTGGTTTCTGCAATATAACCTTTGTCGGTTACTAATGTTCCTGTAACATCAACACCCGCAGGTTTTGCTCTCAAAATTTCAGTTTCATTAACACCTAAAACAACATCTCTTGATGCAGAGTTTGTATAAATATTCATTGCATCAGCATCTAACGCAATTCCAGCTTGATAACCAACACCATCTATAGAAATTTGTCCATTACCACTACTATCCATACTAATATCTTCATTAGCAGCTGTTATATAAATACGCGCTCCTGATCCGCTAACTTCTAATGTTCGAGATGGAGAAGCGGTGCCAATACCTAAGTTGGTTCCATCAAAAGTTAGATTAGCTTCTGCATTCATGGCATCTGTGCCAGTTGCAGTTAAAACTCTGTTGTTAGAACCATTAGACATGAAGTCTGATACATCAACAGAAATTGAATCTGCTGCAACGTCAATACCAGTCCCTTCACCTACTGCAAGAGAACCTGAAGTTGTGACAGTTCCTGTTAATCCGTTTCCACCTGATACAGAAGTAACTGTACCTGTATTTGTAGTAAATCCGCTATCATTATTAAATCCTGAGATATTAATATTTGCTTTTGTAAGTTTTTTCTGTGCATTAACACTATCCACTACAACAAAAAAATCTCCATCAGCGTCTGAAGTAGATGTAGTTAGTTCAGATAAATCAACATCAATAGCATCTGCCGTAACATCAATAAGAGCACCTGCCCCAACATTTAATGTAACATCTCCAGAAGTTCCACCACCTGTTAAACCATTTCCTGCTGTAACACCTGTAATATCTCCAGTAGTTGGAGTTTGATATTCTAAAGCAGTTCCAGCTCCATTAACTGCAAGAACTTGGTTTGCAGTTCCAATAGTAGTTAAACCCGTACCACCTTTTGTTGTTGGTACAGTTGGTAATCTATCTGAAGCTAAAGTTCCTGAAGCAATGTTTGTAGCATTTAAAGATGTTAAATTTGCTCCACTAATTGCAGGGAGTGTTGCTGGGAATCTTGCATCTGGCACTGTGCCACTAGCTAAATCATCTGCATCTAAGTTTGTTAAATTAGCACCACTAATTGCAGGAAGTGTTGCTGGGAATCTTGCGTCAGGTACTGTACCTGAAGCTAAATCAGACGCATCTAAGTTTGTTAAGTTAGCTCCACTAATTGCGGGTAAAGTTGCAGGAAACCTTGCGTCTGGAACAGTTCCAGAAGTTAATTGTGTTGCATTAAGAGCTGTTAAATTAGAACCATCTGCTGCTGGTAATGTAGCAGGAAACCTTGCATCGGGTACTGTACCTGAAGCTAAATTATCTGCGTTTAAATTTGTTAAATTAGATCCATTGTTTGCAACAATGTTTCCGCTTGAATCTAGTATGACCGCTTTAGATGCAGGAAGAGTACAAAACACATCTTTAGTTCCTGCAGAAAAGTTTACTGCAGCATCACTATTAGATGATGAAATAATTGTATCTCTAGATAAAGTTCCCGCGCCAACGGTACCAAGACCTACTTCAAATTCTCCATTTTCATTTACAATTGAATAATATGTTGTGTTAGTATTTCCAATTGCAGTAGAAAAAGTTTCGAAACCTGTAATAGCACCTGCTAAAGTAAGTGTACCTGTACCTGTAGTAGTAGAGGTTTCTCTTACCCTATCATTTACAACTAATGCCATTTAACCTCCTATTAACCAGAGATTCTTAATATAGCTGCCGCTGTAGTAAATGCTGGAAACTGTACTGTGAAAGTTCCTGATGTAGCTGTTTTATCCGCTCCAAAATCTAAAACTGCAACTGCTGCATTAGTAACTGCAGAAGATGTGTTGTAGATTAATGCACCTCTAGCTGTCAACGTTACACCTGTAAATGATAAATCTGCAAAGTCAACAATTGCAACACCTGATGCAATTGAAGTATTTTGACCTGTCAGAGCACCACCACCAGCTGCATAAGTTCCGCTATTAGCAACTTCATTAGTTGCTGCATAAGCAGTAGTCGCTGAGTTTAGAGTTGCTGAAGAAGTATAAAGAGCTAATTTAAATTTATCACCACCTGATGCAAAGTTTGCATCACCTTCCAGTAATTGTTTTTTAAACGCATTTGCAATCGCTTGTGTTATAGCCATAGTTTATCTCCTTATTTTCCTCCGACTCGAGGAACACCTGATTGATATTCATCTCGTCTTCGTCTTCCCATTTGTTCTATAGAGAAGCCTTCAACCACTTGTTTATACTTTCCTTCATATAATTGCAAGAGATCATTTGGCCCCTTTAAGAAGCTGTAAGCTTCAACTAAGCATGCATACAAAAGTCCGTTGGGAAAATACTTACTTAGGTATGTTGTTGTATTTGTACTCGATAAACCTGGATCTTTCAAGATATAATTTAATTGAATTTCATAAGTTGAACTTGGTGTAGGAGCTAAAACAATGGTGTCTTTATCCCACATACTGTAATATTTAGGTTCTCCTGTTGCCCCTGTTGAATTATATTCAGACATAAAACTTGTATCTCTATATTCTAAGAAGTTTCTAGTACCACCTGACCCACCATCTACAATTTGAGCTGATCGAACCACTAATAAATCAGCAGGTACATCTATAAATCTTTGTGAAGTAATTAAATTTGCTGTTGCATATCTTCTATTATTATCAGAATCAACATCTCTAAATATTCTAAATTCTGCATTTTCAATAATGCCATCAACAATCGTAGATGTTAAAACATTACTATCTACTTCTGTGTAATCTCTAATTTTTTGTACTAATTCTGCGTATGTCATATTAACCTTGTAACGTCACTGGTCCTGCAGTGCAGCTATCGCCTCCTCCGTATACATCACCTGAAGTAGCAGTGTCACTACTTGCAAAGTAATAATAATTAGTTGTGTCCGTTATATTACCACTTGAATCTATTTTGCCAAGTATAATACTAAATCCTGATGCGTTATCTATATCAGTTACACCATCAAAACTAGGTATATCTCCAAACCCAGTTGCATTACTTGGTCCTCTAAATCTAACAGTGTTACCTGTTGATCTATTATGAAAAGGTTCATAAACATTTATATAAGTTGTACCGGCATAGTTAATTGTTTCAAATGGATTTGGATTTAATAAAATTAAAACTTGCGGTTCTGTTCTATCCGGTCTTGCATTTTCTAAACCTGTTGGATCAGCGGTATGTGGTTTTGGTTCTAATTGTGGTTGCTTTGGTTCAAACTCTGAAATATGGACTCTTGATCCATTCCATTCAATAACCATTTCTTTGTATGGGAAAGCCATACCTGATCTATCAGAAATAAATTGTGCGTATTTACCATTTGATTTAGACATTTGGATAATAAGTTTTTGGGGTTATAAAAGAACTAGATGAAGAACCATCTTCTTCTAATGCTCTTTTCAATTCATCTTCATACAATAATTTCATTTGTTGAACGAGTTGTGGATTAAATTTTTGTGATAAATAATATGCAAGTCCTGCTACCATACAAGGTACAAATCTATATGGTACATCTGCTTCATTTGTATAGGCCCCGGCATCCTGAATCCGGCTAACATAATAATAGTTTAGAAAGTTTCCGGCTTCTGTAGAACCAGGAGTTAAATATAAAGTAATAGTTACTCTATCAATAAATCTTTGTACAAAATATTGTGATGGAACACCTGTAGATGTTTTATTTGAAAATGCTTGATACTCTGATCTATTAATTTTTGTAAGTGGTGTATCAACACTTGAAGCATTTCTATAACTTGCTTCTAAAATATCATCAACACCATAAACTGAATTTGGACTTGAAGTGCCATCAGCTGTTGATCTATACATTACATATTCTGCTTGACCATCAACTAATGTAATAGAATTATTTTTTACTTGCCAATAATGCAAACCTCTATTAGCCCATTCTTGAAACATTATGTTCAAAGAACGTCTTGCAGTTTTTATATCATTACCAGAATAATCAAATCGACCTACACGTTCGTAGGCTTCAGTAATTATATCATCAATATAAAAACTTGATTCAAAAGTTGTAGTCCCAGAAGTTGCCATTTAAACTCCTATTTGTCTAATAATATCGTAGCCGCAACGTCCGCACCAATAGCATTTACAGTCATAAAACTTTTAAATAAAATTCCATCTTCTGGAAGATTAAATGCAAATACATCACCTGCTGGACAACTTGTTACAAACTGAGTTCCATCTGTATCTTGTAAAGTAATAGATTGAGCTGTAGTAGCATTTGTATTTTCAACAATGATTCCTCTTAATCTAGTTCTTCCTGCGAATACAGATCCAGTTCCTGTAACTCTTACTGCTTTTACATCACCTTTAGCTGCCATAGTTTTCTCCTATTAAAATTGTGTGGGCCCGAAGGCCCACATTAATTATTTATTAACTTACTACTGCGCCACTGTTAGAAACAATGACCCAACCGATAGTATTTGCCCAAGCTAACATTACTGTGTCATTAACATCAGCAAAAGCCATGCTAGTTCCATTAGCAAAAGTAGCTGGAGTAACTGTTGCAGTTCCACCACCATCAACAACCATAGTAATGATTTTGATTTGACCTGCAGTTGTACCATCAGCTAAAGTTACTGCAGCAGCACCAGCAGCTGTAGTTAACTCTGTGATAAGGTTAGTAGTATCAGCTGCACCTGCACCTGATAATTGTTGCACACCACCTCTAATTGCTTTTCCATAAGCAGCATTAGATGTAATTGCACCTGTAGTTTCGTTTTTAGTTATGTCTTGGAAACCATTTTCCGATCGGACTGGTCCCGTAAACGTAGTATTTGCCATAATTATATCCTCCTAGTTTTTGAATACTGTCTCTAGGCCGTCGACTATACTCGTCAGTATTCTAATTAATTGTATAGTGATTAAATTTATATACTAGATTTTAGTAGAGTGCAAGATATCCCTAGGAATGATTGACACTTTCAACGATGTATTAGTCCTTAATTAACCAGCGTAAAGATGGACTTCTCCATCTAGCGGATTCGTATGGACTTCTGCTTCTTGTTTCCTGATGATTAATCTAATTACTTGTTTGATCTCATCACCTAAAACAGACATCTCAGCGGTTATTTGTCCTTTATTTTCAAGAAACAACTCGTTCCATCTAGATTC